AGTACGGGGTATTTCAGCATGCGAATCGTATCTATTGTAGTACGGATAAGGGGAATGCTTTCTATGATATTTCCAACTTCTCTATAGAAATCATACAGCATATGCAGGACGAGCAGTTTCCGATGAAGCTGATCCGTATCTGTAATGTACATGGGGTAGAAAAGATATTTGACGTGCTGTCGGAAAAGATAAACACCCTTAACTCGTTCAAGAATGTAGTGACCTCGTATGGTAACTTCTCCTTTTCGGGCTCAGCGTCGCAGCATGAGCGCTTGTTGCGGTACCTCTTTGACCGTATGGGTACGGGGCGCAAGATAGATGTATTAGGCTGGCAAGCGGAGGGCTTTTGGGTATGGAATAACAAAATCGTTATCCCAGGATTGAGGGAAGAGGCAATCAACTCGGAGGGGCTGTTTAAGTACCAAAATGACAGCTACTACATTCCTTCGGCTAACAAGAACTTTGAAAAAAACATGTACAAGTATGGGGCGCAGAAGAAGTTTAGGAGCATTCCCACGGAGGTGAGTTTGCCGCAATACCTCAAGCAGCTGTACAAGGTACATAGGGGGCATGCCATTACGGGGATCCTCTTTGGTATTGGTTCGTTGTTTCAGGACATCGTGGTAAGTTGTACGGGTTTTTTCCCGATTCTGTTTTACTTTGGCCCTGCCTCAACGGGTAAGGATAATATTTGCGAGGCGATCCAATCCTTTGTGGGTCAGCCACAGACAGCGATACAGCTGGAGGGGTCAGCTTCCACTATAAAGGCACAGATCCGAGAGTTTGCCCAGTTCAGCAATGGGATTTCGCAGCTTTCGGAGTACAAGCGTGGCAATCCGCAAGTGGACGGGATCATCAAGGGTTTGTGGGATAGGCGCGGGTACAAGCGTGGGAGTATAGAGAGCAAGGTTGCGGTGGATGAAGTGCCGATTATCTCCTCCACGCTGCTTACTGGGAATGATAGCCCTGATGCAGAGGCACTCATTACCCGCCTTATCTGGGAGGAAATGAAGACACAAGAGTTTAGCGACGAAGCGAAGGCTTCCTATAACAAGCTCAAGGATATGTGCAGGCGCGGGGTGTCGGGGATCTCGGACTGGCTGCTACACAAGCGGGCTGTATTCCAAGAGCATTTCTTGGAAGTCTATCGAGAAAAAAAGCGGCTGTTAAGTGAGCGGGAGGCGATCAAGGGAGTGCCTGTGCGAATGATAGATAACCTTGCGGTGCTGTATGCTGTGTATGGGATCTTCGAGCGGGAGGGGATATTTCCATTTTGGCAGGAGGATATGGAGCGGCATTTTGATTCCCTGATAGAGAACCAAAGGCGTAAGATAGAGAGTGATTCGGTATATCAGCGGTTTTGGGATTGCTTTATGGTGTGTATGCGCCTGACACAAGGGGAGCGCCTGCAAGTGGATACGAACCTACGGGCTGAGGGCGGGAGTATATACTTTAACTTCAGTACTGTATATAGTATCGTACAGCGCCAATGGTTTGTCCAGTACCGAGAGCAGGCGCCTGGCAAAAGTGAGATGCGCCGACAGCTTAGAGAGGATAGCAGCTATATGGGTGAGGAGAAGAGTATCCGTATTAACACCAACATCAACAGCCCTACCAGTGCTATGAAGATAGACATTGGCAAGTTACGTATTCGTGAGGAGCTATTGGCAGAGATAGAGGTGCAGACGATGCGTTTGTTCCCGACACAGATGTCGGGAGCAAAAGAGAGTGAAGAGACTATATTTTAAAAACTAAAGCGATGATAAAGTATCATGTATTCGACAGTATGCGAGATCTATTGCCTATATGGGCATATCTGAAGAAAAGCTACACCTATGTGGTGGGCTTGTACCGCGAAGGTTCCCTTATAGGCTGTCATGTGGATTCTCCAAGGAATCCTGTAGGATTAGAGCAATTGGTAAAAAATGTCTTTGATATATTTCCACCACGATTGGAGGATATACAGGACTATGTAGAGAAACATGCTACCCGTATAGAATACAGCTACGAGGATTCGGTAACAGGGTATGATGAGGAAGAACGCCCCATTAAGAATATAAGGATAAAGGGTAAGAGTGAAGAGCTACCACTAACAGATGAAGAGTAACCAATGATAAATAAAAGATATGGAAATAAAACTATTACTACCAAAGTATCTACTGAAATACATGCGCAAGATGTATGGAGAACCGTATCAGCTCAAGGGTGATAATGATGTAGGCTTGTATCTCTTGCATATCTTGGAGCGCAAGAGTATGGCCTCAGAGTACAAGTATCACCCCCGTAGTGGAGAGCTACATGCTTATCGGATAGCGGTGAATGCTTCTCAGTATGAGAAGAAGGGCTGCATTCTCTCTCAGGAGAAAATAGGATTGGTGCTCAAGTATATAGACCAACACTTCCGGAGAGAACTGTACACACAAGCAGTGGTGAACTATCATCAGTTTCAGATACCTTACAAAGATACGATCCTAAAGCGCTTGGAGATGTACGACATAGAGGAAAGCGACCTGATGTATGAGACCCTCCGCAAAGACTTTAACAGAAAAAAGGGGAGTATAGAGGAGAGGCTCTTAAAAAATGATTAATGATCCCCCCTAACCCCGAGGGGGATCAAGTGACGAGTGAAAAAATTTTGAAAATATGATAAATAAAATACTTGCAATTATTCAACTAATAGCTATTAGCATATTGTGGATTATGTTTGTTTTTGGAGTCTGCTTTTTTATAGGCTGGACTACTGATATAGCCACATTAGGTTGGGGCGGAAGAATGCTTATCGTATGTCTGATTTTATCAGGAATTACATATACAGTGTCAGAATTTAAAGAAAGAAAAAAGAAATGAAAACAGTATTTAAAGTAGGAATGGACGTTTGGGATAAAACAATATCGCCAGACAAAGGGAAAGTAATAGAGGTTTTAAAGGATACAAAGTTTGACTTTCCTATTAAGGTTGAATTTAATGATGGCTTAAAAATTCAATACACTAACGAAGGTTGCTTTGTAAAAAGCAAAGGAGCAATCAATACATTGTCCACTGCGGATTATTCTATAGATCTTGAAGGCTTTGAACAAAAAGGCCCTGCGCCGACTTTTTAGAAAGCGGAAAAAAAATTGAAGTATGATAGGGACAAATATGCTTATTTTAATTTGGAAGGTATAAATATACTTTATCCTAAGAGTATTAGTCCAGAAGTGTTTGAAGCTCTTAGACAATTAATTATTCTTAGAGACTACTACAATGAGGGGTGGCAGCCTGATTGGGAAGATGATAAGAATAAATTTTGTATCTCGGTAGAGAAAGGGAAACTTTGTTTGGAGTTATGGCTCAATACTAGTAGAGTGCTTGCTTTTAAATCACATGAAATAGCCTACAATTTTCTCGAAGAGCAGAAGGAATTATTGGAGAAAGCTAAACCTTTGTTGTAAAATGGAAAAAATAAAACATAAATTTAAATTGGGAGATAGAGTTGTGGTAACAGATAGAATAATAAGAGTAAGATTCCCCCCTTGTTTTGATTTTACTTGTGAAATAGTGAAGGTAGGAATGGAAAAGACAGAAGAAGGAGCGTTGTTTCCTGCCTATGAAGTGAAATTCAAAGACCTTCCTTTCTCACACTTTATGCGAGAAGAATGGGTTGATAGTATAGATATTTTAAAGAGTAATAAGGAATGAAAATCATTGACCTATTCAGCGGGATTGGTGGCTTTGCACTCGGCTTTCAGAGAGCAGGCTACCAATTCACAGAGCATTATTTTTCAGAAATAGACAAACACGCTATTGCTAACTATAAACACAATTTTCCACATGCAAAATACATCGGAGACATTACCACTATTCACGGAGGAGACTTTACAGACATTGACATTATCACTTTCGGATCGCCTTGCCAAGATTTCTCACTTGCTGGAAGAAGAGCGGGGCTTAAAGGAGCCAAAAGTAGCCTTATCGCGCACGCAATTGCCCTCATTGCTCAGCTCAGACCAAGTATTTTTGTCTGGGAAAATGTTAAAGGAGCTTTCAGCTCAAACGCTGGCGCGGACTTTTGGGCGATTATCCAAGCGTTTGCCAACATTGGGGGTTATACAATCGAATGGCAATTGCTTAATACAAGCTGGCTTTTACCCCAAAATAGAGAGCGGATATACCTTGTCGGACATCTTGCAGGAAGAAGTATCCCAGGAGTATTTCCTTTCGGAGAAAATGATAAATTACTTGACAGAAAGACAAGGGAAAAAGGTTGGAGAGGTCGAAATTTCAAAACTTCACTTGCACGAACAATAACAGCCCGCTACTCCAAGATGGGGAGTTATGATACTTATATAGTCCCCAAAGTTGCAGCCACACTCACAGGCGGAGGGCACTCAGGAGGATTGCACTCAGATATGACTGTGATAAGACAACTTAAAAGAGGTAAAAATAAAGGTGCTGACCTCACTATTTGTCCTACCATATCGAGCAACGCCTTTCAAGAAAATAACTTACTTAATGGTGTGCGCCGCCTTACAGAAATCGAATGCGAACGTCTGCAAGGTTTTCCCGACAACTGGACACAATATGGCGATTATAACGGGAGAATAAGGCGTATCTCAAAAACACAACGTTACAAGCTAATCGGCAACGCTGTAACTGTGGATATAGTAGAATTAATAGCTAAACGATTAAAATTTTTAGTAGATGAATTTACACCTTACACTCAAGAAAAACTGGTTTTACCTTATTCTCTCAGGAGAGAAGAAGGAGGAATACCGAGAGATCAAGCCTTACTGGGAAAAGCGGCTTATCGGAAAGAAATATGACAGGATCATCTTTCGCAATGGGTATGGGAAGAACGCGCCATGGTTTGCTATTGAACTGAAAGGGATCACCCAAGGCACAGGAAAGAGTGAATGGGGTGCAGAAGAAGGGAAGCGGTACTTTGTACTTAGTTTAGGAGAAATAATTTTTAACAAATAAGAAGAGGATGAAAATATACATATCAGGAAAGATAACAGACACGGATATTGAGCAGACACGGGAGAAGTTCCACGAGGCATGTCAGTACTTGATTGCGATGGGGCAAACTCCTGTTTCTCCTCTTGAGAATGGGCTGCCCATTGATAGCCCTTGGGAACAGCACATGCTCAGAGATATAGAACTCCTTATGGGGTGTGGGGGTATATTCCTCCTCCCTGACTGGAAGGAAAGCCGAGGAGCTCGTATCGAGCATGCTGTCGCTAAGGAATTAGGATTACTGATTCTATCCATGTCATAACTAAACAATAATAGGAAGGAGGTAAAAATCATGAATAACAATCCACATCCACTAAGTAGGCAATTGGGGGAAGAGCTTTCTCAATGGCTCGTTGAGGTAGCTGAAAAGATCTCAGCAGAGAAGAATTTTCAAAAAAGGCTATCAAGATTCCCAAAAGAGATAAAAAAAGCTAAGCTCTTAGATTCAGATGATCAGGAGTTTTTAGAAGAGATTTTTGATTACATGCTGGATCTATCATTTATTGTGAAAGAGAATAAAGAGGAGTTAGCGGATATCTATGAGGCTTACAATGGATTGTAAGCGGTTACCTGCTTAAAGCGTCCTTTCCTGAATGAGAAAGGGCGCTTATCTTTGCCTATAATCTAAAAAAAATGAGTTACGAATTATGTAATATAGGGGAGGATTTCACGCGGGAGATCCGCCATGTGCTGCTCTTTGACGCGGCGAGTTTTACCTTTAACCAGAATCTGAGGGCGCTCACCCCCGATCCGAATGCTGCCCTTGTAAAACTCCGAGTGGCTCACCCCAGCGGCTATAGCCGTAAGATAAGCCTCAAGGAACAAAATCATAATGACTACTTCGATATGAAGGTTACCTTTCCTGTGTATGAGCTGAGCAAGGAGGTGCGGCTGAAGCTAATCTCTATGCACAAAAAGCGCAAGTATGTGGTGGCATTGGTATCGGCTCAGGAGATGCTCGTGGTGGGTAACCATAGGGAACCCTTTAGTCTTACCATAGATGACAATATCGTGGATAACGGTACGGGGAAGGATCTATTTACCATTAGTCTAACGGGGCAAACGATCATCTTCCCTACTCTGGGGAAAATAACCGAGAAATTCCGAGTATTATTGTTCTTGCCACCAACCAATTAAGAAATGAGGGAATTAATCATTGTTGGCATTAATCATTATAAAAGCTGTCCTTTGGGGTGTGTAAGGGGTATATTACCTTTGCCGTAAATAAATACTAACCACAAATCTCTAACAACTTAAAAAAAATGATCCTATCAATAGAAAAAGAATACCTATTCTCCATCATTCCTGCGCTTGTAAAGGGTTTTAAGGACAATACTTTTGCGGCTTCTGAGAAGTTGGAGGAGGATTACGAGGCTAAGCTGGAGGTGCAGGCGCGTAGCGGGAGTGCTAGCGGACGGGATACTTTCCCCGTAGTGGTGGATATATACGGGGCGATCGTTAAGCATACGTCCTATGACTATATAGGTACTCAGAGCTATGGGCGCTACCTTCGGCAGTTGGACGCGCACCCAAGTGTCTCGGCTATCATCTTGGATATAAACAGCGGCGGGGGTATGGTCTCAGGCACGGCGGAGCTGGCACACATCATCAAAGGCATAGAAAAGCCTATCGTAGCGTATACCAATGGGTATATGTGTAGTGCAGCCTATTGGATTGCGGCGGCCTGCGATAAGGTAGTGAGTAGCCCCTTTGCCGATGCCATAGGGAGCATTGGCACCATGCTGCATACGCAAGACTACTCGCAGCTATTCGAGAAGTGGGGTGCCAAAATCTATGAAGTGTATGCTCCAGAGAGCAGCGAAAAGAACAAGCTATGGCGGGACTTGGTGGCAGGAGATGATACTCTGGCCAAGGAACGCCTTAGTGAGCTGGCAAAGGGCTTTATTAGCGCCGTGCAAGCATACCGAGCAGACATCAAGGACGACGGGCGCGTATTCAAGGGAGCTGTATATACTCCAAAGAGGGCGCTGGAGGTAGGCCTAGTGGATGAAATAATGAGTTTGGAAACCTTAATAAGTGAGATATGAAATACGTATTGTTATCGGCGCTCTTGGGGAGTGCCATAGAGGAAAAAAAGCCGCTCTTTGGAGGTGAAGCCTATGTGAGCCTTACCGCTTTGCAGCTGGCCAAGGTGGAGGCAGCCCTTGCAGCGCAAAAAGAAGCTGCTAGCGGGGAGCAAGTGGCTGCGCTGAAGGGAGAGATTGCCACACTGAAAGCCGCGCAAGAGAAAGTTGCCACAGAAGGCAAGGCGCTGAGTGAAGCCCTTGGCGAGGCGATGGCTCTTAATAACCTTAAGAGCCAAGGAGACGCGATCGCTGACATTGCTACCCTTGGGAAAACATGCAAGGAGTATGGGGATAAACGTCCCGTACATACCCAGCCGAGTAATGACGGGCACGAACAGCAGGCGAGCTGGGACGAAGTAGTGCATATGGAAGATTTGCACAATCAGTTGTAAGAATTTAGAATAATAATTTAAAAGTAAGAATATGCCAGATTTTATAAGCATAGAACAAATCAAAAACGAGTTGGTTCGTTATGGAAGGAAGAACCCTTTCGAGCTACAAGCGGCGATTCTCTCAAAAGATATCCTGCTGAACCGATATGCTAAGACCTTATCAAAGGTCAAAGGAGAGTATCATATTCCTTATGTGCTAATGGATAATGTAGTGCAAGCCTTTTCGGATACTTGGACTCCGTATGGTAAGGTTTCTTTTGGGAAGAAACTACTTAAAAACTTCCAACAAAAGATGAACTTCCCAATCAATCCTTACAAGGTATATAATAGCTGGGTAGAGGAGCTGTACGAAGAGGAGAAGAAGCCCAATGAGATGCCTATCAGCAAGTACATTATGGGTTTGGTACAAGAAAAGATCATCTCAGACTTGAATGTGGTTTCGGTTATAGGTAAGTATGATCCTGCACAGGTGGGGAGCACTACTCCAGACTATACCAAGACCATGGATGGGCTCAATGAGGTAGTCACCAGAGCGGTGGCGGACACAGAAAACCCCGTTTTCTTAATTCCCGTGGATTCCTCCGCTACCATAGTGGATAGGGTAACGAAGTTTGAAAAAGGGTTGCCTGACCAAGGGAAAATAAGCACTATCTTCCTCTCCTTGGAAGAGTTCAACGACTATGTAGAGGCGCGTGAGACCCCCGCCAACCAGTACATAGATTTCAATGATCCACAGCGCGGAAAAACAAAGTTTGGTCGTACCATAGTGGGCGTGCCAGGACTGAAGAAAGGGCGAATCATAGCGTGGTACGATGGGAACTTCTTCCGCTTGTACGATCGCAAAGACAATCCAGCGCTATTGGACGATGTGCAGGTGCAGGACTATGTAGTGAAGCTCTTCTCCCAATGGCACTTGGGCTACGATTTTGCGGTGAACCAGTACCTATTTGTAGAAACAGCGGATGCGAGCAAGCACAGAGGGCTTAACAACGCTGATCAGAACAAGCTGTTCTACCCGAGCCTATTTTTATAATTAATTAGACAAGTATGGCAAAAGATAATGAAAACAGAGAAGTTGCCCTTGAGGAGCGTGAAGC